CAATACATATTTAAGGAGAAAGATATGGATAAAGAATGTTGCTATTGTAAAAATAAGGAATGGGAGGTAGGAACAACAAAACAATTTTATGATGCAAACAGTGGAAGATGGATATGTTCAAACTGTATAGGTATGTTTTTATCTATGGTTATTGATCAAATGCATAAAGATACAGGGAAGGAATGTTTAGATTGGGATTTTATAGGTTGGGCTCAATGTAATATAATGTGGTTTGCTTGGACAATACATTTAATGGATAAGGAGAAAGATGGAAATTAAAAGAAAACATGTAGAATCACATAATGAAAAGAACATGCTCACCGGTCTCATTACTTCAGATACCTTCTGTAGAGATATTTTACCTATAGTCAAACCAGAATTTTTACAAATAGAGTACTCTAAAATAATTGTAAATTGGGTTAGAGAATATTTTGATAGATATGGTAAAGCACCAGGTAAAGATATTGAAAATATATTCTTAGCTAAAGCAATAAAATTAAAACCAGAAGTAACCTCGCTATTACAAAAATATTTGACAAACTTGTCTGAAAACTATGACGAGTTAGCTAATATCAACGAGGAGTACGTGCTAGACCAGACGATTAATTTTTTAAAGCATAAAGGCTTGACTTTTCATACAGACAAGATATCGTCGTTATTGTCTATGGGTGAAATTGAGGAAGCGGAACAAGAAATAGCAAATTATAGGGAGATAGCAAAAGCAACTTCTCAATGGGTAAATCCTTTTGATGAAGAGTACATTAAGAAAGCATTGAATAAAGACCAAAATTATCTATTTAAAATGAGCGGAGTTTTAGGACAATTAATGGGACCTTTGAAACGAGAATGGTTAATAGCTTTAATGGGTCCAATGAAAAGAGGTAAGACTTTTTACTTACAAGAGATAATGTTTCATGCTATGCAAGCAGGATTAAAAGTAGTAATGATAACTCTTGAAATGCAAGATGAGGATTTAAGTACTAGGGGGTATAAAAGATTAACAGGATTTACAGATGAAGGTGGTAAAGTAATATTTCCTGTCTTTGACTGTAAAAGAAATCAGACAGGGGAATGTGAAAAAGAAAGAAGAACTAATCATGTCACACTTGTAGATGAGCATGGTGATGTACCTCAGTATGATGAAGATTTAGAGTATACGGTGTGTACAAAATGTAGGGAGAAAGAACCTAAAGAATATGATGTTGCTGTTTGGTATGAAACACACGATACAGAAGAAATTTCAACAAAGGGAGTTATTGATGATGTGAAGGATTATCAAATGATGTATAGCTCTAATTTATTAAGAATTAAAGCTTACCCTATGAAATCTGCTAATATGAAAGATATTAAAAGGGATTTAGATTTATTAGAATATTCTGAGAATTGGATTCCTGATGTAGTTATAATAGATTATGCAGATATTTTAGGAACTGAAGATAGTAGACTTACAGGTAGAGAGGCTACCAATGAAACTTGGATGGGTCTCAAAAGTATGGCACAAAAGAGAAAATGCCTGGTTGTTACAGCTACACAATCAAATAGAGCATCTATTGAAAGTAAGAATGTTAGACAGACTAACACAGGGGAAGATATTAGAAAAATAGCACATGTGGACGTGATGCCAGTACTTAATCAAACCCCACTTGAAAAACGTATGGGAATAATGAGAGTAGGTATTATTGCACACCGTCACAAAATGTCAGATGAATTTATACAGGCAGAAATCTTGCAACAGTTAAAAGCAGGTCAAGCTTATTTGGATGGTGAATTATTATTTGATAAATCAGAGGAATAGATTATGAGGAAAGCAAGGGAGATATGGAGGGATATACCTGAATGTGAAGGGTGTAAAGTAAGTAGTATAGGTAGAATTAAAAATAATAAAGGAAAAATTGTAAAAGGCGGTAGGTGGAGGGACTTATATTGGAGGGTAACTCTTTTTAGAAAGGAGTACTTAGTTCACCGTCTTGTAGCAAAAGCTTTTTTAGGACTTATACCAAAGGGTTGTCTAGTACATCATAAAGACGAAGATAGTTTTAATAATTTAGTGGGTAATCTTGAATTTATGACTTTAGGAGATCATAATAGTTACCATAAAAGAAGGCTAACAAAAGAAGAAGTTTTAGATATAAGAACATCTAAATTAAACACATATGAATTAGGAGAAAAATATAATATGGTTAATCAGAGTATTGGAGCAATTAAAAGAAAGAGAGTGTACAAATATATTTAATACTTGACACGACCATGGTCTTACTATAGTATATAATATAACAGCTAACAATAAGGAGACCAAACATGCTATGTAAATGTGACAGAGAGTTTAATCCAAACAGCCCTTTACATAAACCCCATGGCCTGTATGAACAATGTAATGTTTGTGGAATGTAGTTAGACAAAAAAAGAAGAGTCAACAGGACTTTAGGATTGCAGGGGTCTGGCGATTCGTGTAATAAGGGCAGTTGTATTGAGATATTTAAGAACCCTTCAAGAGTTGAAAAAGCTATGGTTAGAAGGTCAGCTAAAGGTGGTTTCAATGCTAATTTACCTCTTGGTGGTTTCAGTAGTGGTTTTGCTGAAAGTAAAGAAGCAGGAGACACAAACTGGAAAGACAGTTCAGTAAATAAGAAAAACAAAAAATAAGGGGGTAAAATGAACTACAGAACAACAGTAACCAAACAAGTTAAATTTTCATATGGACACCATCTACCAGACTATGATGGGAATTGTGCTAATTATCATGGCCACAACTGTACAATGGAGGTTAGTGTATCAAGACCTTTGGATGGCAGTAAATGTAAAAACGGAATGATATGTGACTTTAAAGATTTAAAGAGCACTATAAATAACTTGATAGTTAAAAAATTAGATCATAAATATTTAAATGAGATAGGGGATATTACTTTCGGTGCAAAATTTAAAAAAGAAGTTCAAACAATGAAAGCGATGCCTACTGCTGAAAATATGCTGGATTTAATATGGTGGAAGCTATATGGCAAATTTGAAGATTCTTTGGAATGCATAAGAATTTCAGAAACGGATGATAGCTGGTGTACAAGAAGGAGAATAAATTGAAAATAAATGAGATATACCAAAGCATAGAGGGTGAAATGTCAGGACATGGTCAAGGAGCTCTCACTACTTTCATTCGTATGCAGGGTTGTAATTTACGATGTGATTATTGCGATAGCAAGTTTACTTGGGGTACAAAGAACGGAGATGATTGGGTAAACTACATACCGAAAGAAATAATGGCCAAAGTAGAAGAATATGGTAATGAAAATGTTACTATTACTGGTGGGGAACCTTTAATGCAGATGGGTGGTTTTAAATCCCTTGTTAATAGACTTTGGGATAATGATTATAATATATCTGTAGAAACCAATGGCACAATACCTATACCTGATGATGTAATTAATAAAGTTCGTAGTTGGGTGATGGATTGTAAGTTTATACCTACACTTTCCTTGAAACAAAAGGATATTAGAAATAAGAACTTTGTAAAATCACTAACAAATACAGATTATATTAAATGTGTGGTTAAAAATAGACAGGAATTTGATGTAGCAATGGAGATTAAGAAGTATGTGGTGGAAGAGGGTAATATCTACAATAATCGCCCTAAATTTTGTATCTCTGCTATGTATGGGAAAGTCACACCCAAAAGATTAATAGAATGGATGTTAGAATTAACTTCCCGTGAAAAACACAACTTGTATCTTAACACTCAGTTACATAAATATATTTGGAAGTCAACGGAAAGGAGGCGTTAATAAAAATTTAAAAATATCGGACATAATTGTCGAACATATGTTATAATAAATTATACAGTTAAACAAGGCGAACAATCGTCGAAAAACAACAAAGGAGAAATCAAATGGCTGATGAAAAAAAAGTAGTTGAAGAAGTAGTAGAGACAAAAGGACTGAGTCCAGAATTTGTAAGTAACAAAGAACTCAGAAAACAGTGTGGCGCACTTAATAAGTCTGGTGTTATTAAAGAAAAGATTATGTCCGTTGGTAAGTCAAGAGAAGAACTGTATCACCTGTTCCTTGATGGTATTGATTCTGTAGCAGTAGGTAGTGAAGACGAAAAGAAGATCCCTGAGTCATGTATTCTTTTTTATAATTCCATTGTAGAAGGAAAAGATCCTTCACCTGAGGAACAAGCAGAAATCAAAGCTAAGAAAGCAAAGAAAGATCCTAAACCACGTGGACCTAACTTTGAGATGAAAGCATATGAGCTTGTTAAAGGTATGGAAGGTAAGACTCCTGAAGAAATACTCACAGCGGCGATTGCTCTTTACACTCCATTGTATGCGGCCAAGACTCCACCTAAGACTGAAGCAGAATTTATTAAGAGTAGATCAATAATTTATGTGAATATTGCTGTAAAGAAGATCAAGAAAGAGGGTTCTGTAGTAGAAGTAGCGGAGGGAGCTACAGTATAATGAATGAAAAATTAGTAGAACTTGCTATGCAAACTCTACTTGAGGATGGGTTGGGGTTGTCTTTGGATGACCCCAACTTAACCGAAACTCCCAAGAGGGTTGCAAAAATGTATTGCAGAGAATTCTTTAAAAACGTAGGTAAAGAATTCTCTGACTGGAAAGACTTCCCTAATAAAGAAGGTTATGACCAGATAATTATGGCGGATAAAGTATCTTTTGTATCCACTTGTTCGCATCACTTTCTTCCTTTTACTGGTTTTGCATATATAGCATATATACCAGATAAGAAATTAGTTGGTGTTTCTAAATTAGCAAGAGTTATAGAACATTACTCTGCAAGACCACAAATACAAGAGAATCTGTGCCATGAAATCATAAATTGTTTTAATGAAAATATTAAGCCGAAAGGTTCTATGATATTGATGAAAGCATCACATAATTGTATGGCTGTACGAGGAGTAAAACAACCTAGTTCTAATATGGTAACCTCAGTTGTTTCTGGTATATTCAAAACGAATAGTTTATTGGAAGAAAAAGTCCTAAGTATGATTAAGCTTTAATTTTAATTTTTAGGAGACATTAAATATGAACTCTAAAATCGTTAATCGTTCCACGAATATCATAATTAACACTAGTTTTTCTGCCGTACATTGTTGGTCTAAATGCCCCATAAAAGAAGTAAATTATCTAAAAAATCCGCATAGGCATACATTTTATCTTAGACTTAAATTTCCTGTATCTCATGAAGATAGAGATATTGAGTTCATTAATATGAAAAACGATATCACTGCATATATACATGATTTTTGGGAAGGAAAAGATATAGGACAAGAAAGTTGTGAAATGATTTGTAAAACTTTTATAGTTTTCTTTAATGCTAGTTATGTGAGGGTGATGGAAGATAATGAGAATGGTGCAGAAATGTTTGAAGAGGAGATTAAGATATGAGTGCATTGATATATAATTTCTTCACATGTGATCAATGTATACATTACTCGTCAGACTATTGTAAAAAGCATCAAAAAGAATGGTGGTGGTGGAAATAAAATAGTAGTAGAAACTATGGAAGCTTGGTGTTTCGAAAGGAGAGAAAATGAAATATAATACAGTAATAATAGATCCAGCAAGTACGGAATTCAATAGGGGTTCTTTCTGTTATTTACCTTACATTCTGTATAGCTCAATGAGAGCAAACAATAAAAAGGTAAAGCTGATTGAAAACTTTACAGTGGCAGATATAGACAATTTACCTGAAGCAGATAATTACTATATCGCTTTATGGTCTGAGCCCCAAATAGAGATATGCACAGTACTCAAAAGATACCTTAGAGGTAATGTAAAGTTTTTCGGATATTATGCACTTATTAAAGAGTTTCATTTTCCTGTATATATTGTACCAGACACCGCTATTTTGAAGGGTATTATTAATTATCCCAAGTATTACAAGGATTTTAAATACCTACTATTAAGCGATTGCGATATGCATTTATCTAAGTATGAAGGTCAAGTGTATCCTCTATGCACAAGTTATGGTTGTCCTATGGGTTGTAACTTTTGCCCTTCAACTGTGAATTGTAATAGAAATAGAATATGGCCCGATATGTTAGATGTTCAAATGATGTTTGATTCTTGTGTAGAGCAAGGAGTTACAAATATACATTTTACAGATGAGGACTTCTTTTGGGATAAACATAGAGCATATGCAATACTGAGTTGGATAGAGAAGTCGGATGTAGATTTTCAACTCATAGCTATGGCTCATGTAGGTACTTTGCTTAAATTTGTAGACGAGTATGGAGTCGATATAATAGACAGAGCAGGTCTTAAATTAATAGAAGTAGGATTTGAAACAGCTGATGAAAAACTTGCAAAAGATATGGGTAAAGTTAAATTAGCTAAGTATATAGAATTGGCTGGTTTATTTAAAAAGACTGAAGCTAATATATTCTGGTTAACATTATCCTTCTTTCCTGGAGAAACAATAAGCTCATTAAACAAAACAGGGGAGTTTCTTAGAGAGTATGGATATAAGATGGAAGAGTTGTATGGACGTATCCAAACTAATAGTACGGAAGGTGGATTAGGTCAGTTCTTTCAATGGTATGCAGGTGTAAAGGATTATGAAAAAAGACAAGGGTTGGGGCTTAATATTACAAGCAGAAGAATAAGATTAATCCCTTCTTTTATACCTATGAGTTTACTTGATGACAGAATACATGCAAAAGTTGACTTGGCGAATTTAAATAAAAGTACCTACGACTTTGGTAAATGGTTTGACTTGTATAATTTACCTAACTTATTACCATCCCCTATTGAGTTTAATACTATGAAGATGGGTGAAGCATTATGTCATATGGTAGAGGTTGAAAAACTATGCACTATCGAGGAGGGCATTACTTATTTGGCGATATGTTGTCGGTTAAATTTCATAACATCCTAGCATTTGCTATTGACAAGGTTTTATTTTTATTTTTATGCTACACTTTTTGTAACTACTAATAAAATAAGGAGTATAGCATGAAAGAAATATGGAAGGATATACCTGGGTATGAAGGATGTTACCAAGTAAGTAATTTAGGAAAAGTTAAAAGTTTACCTAGATTTGGTCGTACAAAAGGGAAAATAATGAAAAACTTTGTTCAAGGAAATGATTATTACGGAGTAAAGTTTTCTGTAGATGGGTATGTTAAGCAATATCCTGTACATGTTTTGGTAGCATTAGCATTTATAGGGCCGAGACCTAAAGATTATGCTATACATCATAAAAATCATAACATATATGATAATACTGAAAGGAATATTACGTATTGTACCGCTTCTCAAAATGTACTTTTTTCTTTACTAGAAGGTAATCGAAAAAGTAAATTTAATGAACAAGAGGTTTTAGATATAAGAGAATCTCTAGAAACAGGAGAAGTTTTGGCCAAAAAATATAACGTCTCTGTAAATCATATAAACTGTATAAAGCGTAGGAAATGCTATAAATATATTTAGCTAACACTATGTATAGCTAAGTCAAAAATAATGTGGTATCGTTAAGATATCGACGTGATATTTAGTAAAAATTTTCATGTTTCATATACAATTTAGCAAGAAAGGGCAAAATGTTAAGGCTTATAAGAACCAAGACACTCAAAGAATGGGGAGCATTAATTGATGATTTTGATAGTATATTAAAAATAAAAAATGAAAAGATTGCGGAATTAGCACGAGTAGCTGAGTTACAACAACAAAGAATTAAAATACTCACAGATACTTTGGATGTGATGAAAAGACATATTGAGTATAATAATGGTAAAATACCAAAAACAGATGAAAAGAAAGAGAGTGTACACTGATGAAGAAAATTAACTTTGTAGGGATAGATGATTGGAATAGGCCTGTTTTTACGGATGAAAAGAAAGTAAATTATTATGGTTCCACAGAAATACTTTTTGAATGGGGAGATACAGAAGAAACTGTGCTAAAAAAAGTCGGAGTAGGAAATTTAACTTATTTTGGTAGAAAGTTTAATTGTGAACCTATGGGCGATGATATTCAAAACGATATTGAAATAGTGAGGACAATATGAAAATAATCGTATTTGTAGGTTAATAAGTTATATATTGACACGGTTTATTAATTATGCTATACTTTTTATAATCATTAATTTAATAAGGGGTATAGTATGAAAGAAATATGGAAAGATGTTCCAGGGTATGGGGATTATTATCGAGTAAGTAATTTAGGGCAAATTAAACGTAAAAAAGAAACTGTTTTTTATTATAAAGAAGATAGAATTTTACAACCCTATCTTAATTTAACAACAGGGGGATATTTATGTATTTTGCTATGTGTAAAAGGAAAACCTATACATAGAGCTTTACATACTTTAATAGCTCTTACATTTATAGGTCCTAGGTCAGAAGGATATCATTGTCATCATATAGACGGAAACAAGAGAAATAACAAAATAAATAATTTGGAATATATTTCTCCTTTAGAACACTCTAAAATTACTAGACAAGTTAAAAAAGTTTGGAATGGTAAATTAACAAAAGAGAATGTTACATTTATTAGAAACTCAAAAAGTACTAAAAGAGAATTGGCGGAAAAGTACTCTTGCTCGATACAAAATATAGGAAAAATTTTAAAAAGGAGATGTTACAAATGGGTAGAATAATATTAGTACCAATAGAACCTTTGGAGGAGAGATATTCTAATCAATGGTTAAGATGGTTTAAACAAGAGTTTGATAAACAAGGTTTGGATTACATTGTAATAGCAGGGGAGCCTTTAACAGATAAAATTGAAACGGGTGCATTTCTGGATGTAATAGGAACGAATTATTATAAAGCTACTCAGCTACAAAAACTCTGTAAAGCAATTTACACAAAAGAGATAAAAGATGGGGATACTATTCTGATGTTGGATGGATGGTTTCCAGGACTTGAAATGTTAGCGTATATCAGAGACGGAATGAATTTGAAAATAAAAATCTGCTCTTGTCTTCATGCTGGTACATATGATCCTAATGATTTCTTAGCTAAGAAATGTATGTGGAGTTGGGGTAAAAAACTAGAAGAAAGTTGGTTTGAAATTGCAGACAAAATCTTTGTGGCAACAGAGTATCATAGACATTTAATTCAACAGATGAGAAAAGTCGATCATAGAAAAATCGAAGTTACAGGGTTCCCAATTATGGAAGAGGAGATTAACTACAATAGGAAGTTTAATCAACATGTTGTAAAAGAGAATATTATTGTATTTCCTCATAGACTTGATGAAGAAAAAAGACCAGACTTATTTGAAAGGTTGAAAATAGAATTAAAGACACATCCTATATTTAAGGATTGGGAGTTTTTAAAAACTAAAGATCATTGTACAAGTAAAATACAATATTATCTCCTCCTAGCTCGTTCTAAAATTGCTATATCGTTTGCGGAACAAGAGACGTGGGGAATCGCGATACAAGAAGCAGTATTTAATGATTGCTTTCCTATAGTTCCTGATAGACTTAGCTATACTGAGATGTATAATGACAGATTTAGATATGAAAACTGGAGCGATTTAATAGACACTTTAGAAGAGTGTGTAAAAGATGAAGTTAGAGCAAAAGATTTCTTAGATATGAAAAGAAGGGAATTATCTTGCAAAGGTAAACAAGCAATACCAAACATGATAGACATAATGAAAATGTTATAAATCAAAATAAAAAGCTTTACAATATCGTGGTCATACTATAGACTTATTACATAATGAAAATTAATATTAACAAAGGAGAAAAGACATGAAAACAAGAACAATAGAAATTTCAGACGAAACATATGAGAAGATCAAGGAACAGCTTGTGGACGAAAATGTTGTAGATATTAATTGTTATGAGGATTTCATAGGAAAAAATGTTTTTGTAAGGACAGTTACATATCATCTTGTTGGAAAGGTTGTTAAAATTGTTGGTAAATTTGTTTTTCTTAAAAGGGCTTTATGGATTGCAGATAGCGGAAGATTTATGCAATTTGTAAAAGAAGGAAAAATAAAGGAGTATGAAGAAGTTGGTGATTGGTTTTTTAATCTTGATACTGTTGTAGATGGTTGTGAATGGAAACACAATTTACCTAAAGGACAAAAATGATAACTATATTAATGTCAGGGTCATGGTCAGGGTCATGGTCATGGTCAAGGTCAAGGTCAGGGTCAAGGTCAGGGTCAAGGTCATGGTCAAGGTCATGGTCAAGGTCAAGGTCAAGGTCAAGGTCAAGGTCATGGTCAGGAGCATATTAAATTAAAAGAAAGAACTTTGTAGAAAAAGGACAAAAATGATAGTCATATTAAAACAAGGGTCAAGGTCAGGAGCATATTAAATTAAAAACTAGTATTAACAAAGGAGAAGAGACATGAAAAAATGTAGCGTATGTGGTACAAAAGAGATAGAGCAAGTAAGAGAAGTAGTAGGAACTAGACCAGATAATACAAAAATTTACAAAAAGTATGAAGTACAAACAGAGATGGATGAACTTACACAGGATATGAGTGAAAGATTTGGATTTCAAGAAGGGACTATAACTACAAGAATTACTTTTTGTAAGAAACCTAATGATTTTCATTGTGCTTTTAAGGCACCTACTCATAACATCTTTACTCAAGAAACAGTTGAGAGATTAGTTGTTAAAAGGGAAGAAGCAAGAATAGGTGGAGCAGTTAGAAGGGTAGCAGTATGAGAGAGGATGTAAGGATATGGTTAGATTGTGGATCACCCTCATTGTACAATCAATTAGTAAGACAAGATACTAATGCTGGCCATATGGGTTCGTTTTTAAAAGATAGAAAGCATGATGACCATTCTTACGTAGATACTCAGGAGTATAAGAAGTATTTTGAAAACTATATCTCATTCATCCTAGAGCATGAGGAACATTTAGAGGTTTATTCTAACCTAGATGTAATTAATAATGCAGAAGGAACTTGGAAAAATCAACAGATAATGGAAGATGCAGGACTCAACCCTATCCCTGTATATCACTTTGGTTCTGATCTTAAATGGCTCAAGATGTATCTTGACAAAGGGTATGATTACATAGCGATAGGAGGTATGGTGCCTAATCCACCTAATATCCTAATACCTGCACTTGACAAAATATGGTCTAACTATTTAACGGATGATGATGGTATGCCTTTAGTGAAAGTTCATGGGTTTGCTGTTACTTCTGTTCAGCTTGTCAATAGGTACCCATGGTATTCAGTTGATAGTACAAGTTGGGTTAAATTTGGTAGATATGGAGTAGTTTGTATACCAAGACTAATTAACGGTAGATATGACTATACTGTGAATGCTTGGAATGTAGCAGTTTCACCAAGATCTCCATCACAGAAAGAAAGAGGTAAACATTTTACTACATATGCCCCTGCAGAACAAAAGGTGATTATGGATTATGTTTCTTCTAAAGGGCTTATATATGGTTCCTCTAAAATCTTTACTATAAAAGAAGGGTACGAACTTAAAGAGGGCGAACGCAAATTTGCTAAAGAGTTGGGTGGAGACAAGAATACTGTTGAGAGAATAGTAGAGCACGGAATCTGTAATGACTATAAACTGCGTGATGAACTCAACATATTGTATTACTTAGACCTTGAAAAGAGTATTCAACCTTGGCCATGGGCATTTAAACAGAAAATAAAAATCAAGAAATTTAAGGTAAAAAAATGAGTAATAAATTAATTGTAGGTAAAGAGTATACAGTACATCAGCTAATAGCCTTAACTTTTATTGGGCTTTCTTTTAAAGAGGCAATTATACACCACAAAGACGGGAATTATCTTAATAATTACTCTGAAAATTTAGAGTACACAACTAAAGCAAAACATAATACACATCATAAAACAAAGGTTCATAATGCTTCTTTATAATGCGGGTAATTTCCCTTTAATGAACACAGTTGGGGAGGAAAGTAGACTCAGAGATAAAATGCTGGAGGCTAAATATCCTTCATTTAATAGGCTAATTTCTTTTTTTTATGTGAAGTCATGTATAAATGTTTTAAAAGAACACAAAAGAGAGGAGAAATGACATGGATGCAGAATTTGTAGTAACAGGTTCACAAGTTTATGGACCAGTGACAAGAGAAAGTGATATAGATATTGTAATGAGGAATAGTGATGCAGAACGCCTCAAGACATGGCTAAATGCACATAATATTGAAATAGTATTTAATGATGCTTCGAGTGCAGATCCAGGAGGAGGAGAATATCAAGGTTTTTATTATACTATTGGTGAAATGGTATACAACATCATAATTGCTAGAAATAACAACGAGTTATCTTCATGGAGATATGCTACAGAGAAAATGTTGGAAGTGGATTCAATCAAAGACAAGAAAAGAAGATGCAAGGTTTTTAATAGATATCTAGGTAAAAACTCTCGATGAAACTATACTTCGCCGCAGTTGGAAATGATCGACTTCCCATGTTTAATAGAGTACACAAAAATCTAAAGCGAAAGATTCTATTCTCTTTTTATGATTTAACACTAGGTCCTTGGCAGTTTAGAAAAAACACTTGGAAGATTTTATTAAAAGAAAAAACTAACAGAATAGACGAATAAATGTTATAATAAAGTAATAAATAAATAATTAAACAAGGAGAAACAATGCAAATTAACACCGAGGAACTTTTAAATGTATTGACCAGAGTAAAGCCCGGAATAGCGAAGCGTGGCATAGTTGAACAATTTACTCATTTCATCTTTACTGGAACAGAAGTTACCACATACAATGACGATATTAGTATATGCCATCCTTTTGTGACAGACTTTAAATGCTCAGTAAAAGCAGACGATTTACATAAAATACTTTCTGGTATTAAAGACGAAGAGATTGAAATAACTCTTGAAGAAGGTAAAATGTACATTAAAACTGACAAGACTAGAGCAGGATTAGCTACTACAATAGAAGGTGATGCTGAGGAACATGTCAAAATTCTTGCATTGAGTACATTAGAATGGTCTCCTGTACCACCAGATTTAATTAAAGGGTTGTTTCTATGTATGTTTTCAGCTTCTAATGATCAGACACAGGGAGTTTTAACTTGTGTTTATATAAATGGTGATACTATTATTTCATCCGACGAAGTAAGAGTAAGTGAATATAAATTAAGTAAAGATTTAGGTGTTAAGGTTCTTATACCAGCAAGAAACATTGTGGAACTAATTGCTTTTGATATTAAACAGTATTGTGTAATAAATAATTGGGCACACTTTAGAACAGAGGAAGGAGTTATTTTTAGTAGTAGAACTATGACAGGTGATTTTATAGAAGATTGTTCACCATTCTTTGATGTAAAAGGAGATAGTGTAGTCTTACCTTCAGAATTTAAAAGTATTATTTCTTCTGTGGCTTTTATGGCAGAAGGTGCAATAGACTCTGATAGAACAGTAGATTTAAAAATTGAAAACAAAAAGATACTTTGTAAGGCAGAGAAACAAACAGGTTGGATTGAAAAAGAGTGTGCTTTTGAGTATGATCATAATATTACAATAAAGATTAATCCAATATTTTTATCTCAGATACTTGAAAAGGCCGCCACACTTACTGCTGGTGTAGATAGTGCTTTGTTTGTATCCGATAATTTTAAACATGTAATAGCTTTACCAGAGGAGAAATAAATGATATTAGTTAAACCGAGTTTTGATATTAAAACTTTTTCACCCTCTGTACTTATGAATAATATTGAAAGAGCCGGAAGAGTATGCTACAAAAGTGAAGATAAAATTACATCTGATTCAGCTTCAGGTTTTGTTCAAATAATAATAAAACGTGGGCATGAGGCGATGATAGAACACGAAAGTATAACTATTCAAATAATTTGTGATAGAGGGGTTTCACATGAAATAGTGAGACATAGGATTTAATACCGACGGGCAGTCGGGAATTTACGCTTGCGGAGATGGCTCAATAGAGCCGTCGTTGAAACAAGAAAAAGAATGCTTAGTAAGCTAAGCAGAAGCCATG